TGGTCGGCACCGCGCCCAATTCCGCGCCCGAAGTGAAGGCCCAACTGGCCACCGGCAGCGTCGGCGCGAACAATGCGCTGACGTGGACGGCCAAGCCCTACGGCGCGCTGGGCAACGACATCACCGTCCACCTGAAAGACCCCAAGGCCAACAGCGCCGCGCTGGCCGTGAGCGTGTCCGGCAAGGCCATCGTCGTGAGCCTGGCCACCGGCTCGACGGGTGCCATCACCAGCACGGCAGCGCAGGTTGATGCTGCCATCGCCGCATCTGCTGCTGCCAATGCGCTGGTGGCCTGCGAAGCCACTGGCGCAAGCACCGGCGCGGGCGTCGTGTCGGCAGACTACAAGCCCTTGGCCCTCACCGGCGGCGAGGACGAGCCGTTCCCGCTGAATAAGCCCGTGCTGGTCGCGGGCGATCAGCGCAAGGCCGCCAAGCTGGGCGCATCCGGCACGCTGGCCCAGGCCATGACCGGCGTGTTTGCCCAGACGGGCGCGGTCGTGGTCGTGGTGCGTGTCGAGGAAGGCGCGACCGAAGCCGAAACGCTGGCCAATGTGGCGGGCGGCGTGAATGCCACCACCGGCGAATACACCGGCGCGTGGGCGTTCTTGGGCAGCGAGACTGCCAACGGCTTCTGCCCGCGCATCCTCATCGCGCCGGGCTGGACACATCAATATTCCAGCCCCACCACGGCAAACGGCGTCGTGGCCCAGCTGGCGGCCATTGCCCAGCGCCTGCGCGCCGTGGTCATCGCCGACGGCCCGAACACCACCGACGCCGCTGCCATTGCAGCGCGCAAAAACTACGGCGGCAAGCGCGTCTATTTCCACGACGTGTTTTACACCGTACTGGCTGCTGACGGCTCCAGCATCAACGTTCCGGCCAGCAGCTACATCGCCGGGCTGACCGCGCGCATCGACAACGAGCAGGGCTTCTGGAATTCGCCCTCGAACAAAGAGATTTTCGGCATCATCGGCACGGCACGCCCGATTGACTTCACGCTGGGCGACACGTCCAGCCGCGCAAATCTGCTGAATGAAGTCGAGGTGGCCACTACCATCCGCAAGGACGGTTTCCGCCTGTGGGGCAACCGCACCTGCAGCGCTGATGCGAAGTGGGCGTTTCTGAACGTGGTGCGCACCGCCGACATGATCAACGAGAGCGTGTTGCGCGCTCACATGTGGGCCGTTGACCGCAACATCACCCGCACCTATTTCGAGGACGTGGCCGAGGGCGTGAACGCCTACCTGGCGCGCCTGAAAGCGCAGGGTGCCATTGCTGGCGGCAAATGCTGGGCTGACAAAGACCTCAACACCGCCACCACCATTGCCGATGGCCGCGCTTACTTTGATTTTGACTTCAGCGCCTACCCGCCCGCAGAGCGCGTGACTTTCCGCTCTATGCTGGTCAACGAATACCTTGAGGAGATTGTCTGATGCTGCCACGCGTTCTTAAAAATTTCACGGCCTACATTGATGGCCGTGGCTACATCGGGCGCGTCGAGTCGTGCCAGCTGCCCGAACTGGCCGTCAAGGCCGATGAGTTCCGTGGCGGCGGCATGGACGGCCCCGTCGAACTGGAAATGGGCATCAACAAGCTCGACGCCAGCATCGTGCTGGCAGAGTACGACCCCAACGTCATCAAGCTGTGGGGGCTGTTTTCGGCTGACACGGCGGTTGTGTTGCGCGGCGCTATCCAGCGCCAGGGCGAGGACGCGGTGCCCGTCGTCGTGCGCCTGCAGGGCGGCGTGAAGCAAATCACGCGGGCCGAATGGAAATCGGGCCAGAACAGCCCCATGACCGTGGCCGTCAACTGCAACCGCTACAGCGAAACCATCGGCAGCGAGACGCTCGTGGATATCGACCTGCTGAATTTTGTCCGCATTGTCGGCGGCGTGGATCAGCTGGCAACGCAGCGCGCCGCTCTGGGGGTCTAAGGCATGAACACGACGCTGAAGCTTTCCCGGCCCGTCAAGGGCCCTGACGGCGGCACCACCAGCGAGTTGACCCTGCGGGAGCTGACGGTTGACGAGAACATCGCGCTGGAGCGTCAGAGCACCGGCAAGGGCACGCTGGAGCAGGACAAGGCGTTTTTCGCCATGTCGTGCGGCGTGAGCCCTGACGTGATTGGCGCAATGGGCCAGCGCGACTGGATGCGGCTCAAAAACCTGTACTGGGGCACGCTGGGAAACGTCGAGCCGGAGCCCGAGAGCTTAGAACCATAGTCGATGCTCTGGTGGGCTTCGGCTACCCGTTTCCATCGCTCATGGCCATGACGTTCACAGAGCTGACGGAGTGGCTTGAAGTCGCCATCGAGCGAATCAAAAGACAGAACAACAACGGGGCTTGAGTGCCCCGTTTTTTATGAAAGACCGGCATGTCTTCAGCCAAAAGCGAAGTCCAGGTATCCATCGTTGCGCAGCTTGGATCAGGCTTCACCGCAGCGTTCCGTGAAGGCGACCGCCGTCTGCAGGCGTTCAGCCAGACGGTGCGCGATACCAACAAAATCATCGGCAACATTGACGCCTACCGCAAGCAGCAGGAAGCCGCGAAACAGGCTGGCTACGCGTGGCAGGCGGCAAAGGTCAAGGCCGAGCAGTTCCGCGACGCCATTGCCTCGCAGGGCGCGCCCACGCGCAAGCAAGCAGCCGATTTGGCGCGGCTCGAGCGGGCAGCAGCAAGCGCCGGTGAGAAGTTCGCCCGCCAGCGCACGCTGGTCGGTGAAATGGCCCAGGCGCTGCAGAAAGCGGGCGTCAACACCGGCCAGCTGGCGGCGGAATACCAGCGCCTGAAAACCCAGCTTGACGCGTCTATGGCCTCGCACACGCGGCTGGAGGCGTCGCTGCACCGGCAGCACCGCATTGTGCGGGCCATGTCGGCGACGTGGCAGCGCATAGCGGGCGCGGCTGGCGGCATGGTGGCTGCTGGTGCCGTCCTGTCTGGCCCAGGGCGTCAGGCAATGGACTACGATAAGCAGCTCACCTACATGGCCGACACGGCGGCGGCGGGCAAAGGCAAGGGCGCGTTTCAGAGCGCCAAGCAACAGATCAGCGACGCGATTGACGCGGCCATCAAGGGCGGCGGTGGCAAGCGCGAAGACGCTGCCACGGCGCTCAATGCGCTGATAGCGTCCGGCCAGTTCGAGCTGCCCGATGCGCTGCAGCAGCTCAAATCCGTGAGCCGGACCGCTTTCGCCAGCGGGGCCACGGCAGAAGACCTCGCCAAGACCACCATTGCCATGCGCCAGTTCGGCATCAAAGACCCCGGCGCTGAATACGACAAGCTGCTGCGGGCTGGCCAGCTGGGCAATTTCGAGTTGCGCGACATGGCGCGCTTCCTGCCCCAGCAGATGGCGCTGGCCAGATCGGCGGGCTACAGCGGCACCGGCGGCCTGACAGACCTGCTGGCGTTCAATCAGGTGGCCATGAAAACCGCAGGCACGCAGGACGAGGCCGGTAATAACGTGGTCAACCTGCTGCAGAAACTCAGCAGCCGCGAATTTTCCGACAGCGTGGCCAAAGTCGTGAAGGTGCAGCGCGGCGATCCCACGTCGGGCAAGAAAGGCGGGTTCGACTGGTCAACCTACGCCATGCAGCAGCGCGAAAAGGGCGTGTCGTCGATTGACGCGTTCACCATGCTGGTTGACCGGCAGGTCAATGCCGACCCGCGATACAAGGCGCTGCAGAAAAAGCTCGCTGGCACCAGCAACAGCGAAGACCGCAAGGCCACGCTGCAGGCCATGAGCGAGATGGCAATGGGTTCGGACATTGGCAAGCTCATCGCCGACCGCCAGGCGCTCATGGCGGCATTGGCGGCGCTCTACGGCCGCGACAACATGAAACAGCTGCGCACCGGCATCGGCCAGTCCAGCGGCGCGGTTGACCAGTCCAGCGCCAACGTGCGGGGTGAAACGTGGGCCAAGCAGGTTGACGCGGCCAACAGCGTGGCACGCGCCAACGAGCAGGCGTTCAACAGCGTGTCGGGGCCGCTTGGCAAGCTGCTCGACGTGGCCACCGACCTCGCCCGCGAATTCCCCAAGCTGGCAACGGCAGCCTACGGCGCAACCGTCGCGCTGGGAGCTGTGGCAGCATTCGGCGCTGGCCGTGGCCTCATGGGGGCTGCCACCGGCGCTGCAGGGGCTGGCGCTGCTGCTGGCGGGCTGGCGGGCATGAGCCGCTTTATCCGGTTCGGCGGCCCGGCGCTGGCCGTGGCGGGCTCGGGGCTGGCGGCATACAGCATTGCCACCGACCCGAACCTGACCGATGCGCAGAAAAATGCAGGCTACACCGGCGTGGGCGGCGGCTTGGCTGGCGCTGGTGCAGGCGCATTGGCGGGCGGCATGGTGGCCGGGCCGTTTGGCGCAATTGCTGGCGGCATACTGGGCGGGCTGGGCGGCGGCGCTGCTGGCAACTGGCTGGGGGCTAAAATCTTCGACAGCAGCGCGGCAGCCGCCGAATCCGCGAAGGCCGCCAGCGAAGCCGCGACGGCAGCGCAGAGCCGCCCGAATGTCACGCAAAATAACAGCTACAGCGTCGTGGTGAACCCAGCAGCGCCGCCGGGCTCCCTGGAAGCCAGCGAGATGTTCACGAAAGCCATGCGCGAACACGAGCGAAAGCGCGACGCAGAGTTGCGCGGGTCGTTTTTTGGCCAGCCCCAATACTGAGGTTTTAGATGTCTCTTGCAAACGAGTTTTTTGTCGGTACGTCGGGCGGCGCGGTATCGCCCACCGTGCTGGAACAGGCGCGCAACCGCACCGCTGGCGGGCCGTACATGGCCATGCTGGGCGAATACCAGTTCTCGCTGGAAACGGCGGCGTTCGAGCAGCTGCAGCGCAGCACCGAATACCGATGGCAGGCCCAGCAACGCATCGGGCGCGCCCCGGCGCATCAATTCATTGGCCCCGGCGAGGACACCATCGAACTGCAGGGCACGATCTACCCGCATTTCCGTGGCGGGCTGGGCCAGATGGCGCTCATGCGGGACGCTGCCAGCACTGGCGAGCCGCTGCCCCTGATCTACGCGTTTGAGAACGCCGGGCAGTATGCGGGGCTGTGGTGCATCAAGTCCGTGAAGGACGGGCGAAGCGTGTTTTTCCGCGACGGCGCGGCGCGCAAGATTGATTTTTCGATCAGCCTCACGGCCTACGGCGAGGACGCCGACACGTCGGCGGGCGTGGTGCCTGCGGCATCGTCCATTGTCGGCGCGGCTGACGCTCTGGCCGTGCCTGCACTGGCCCGCACCAGCGCCGCCGGGCTGCTGGCCAACTCCCTCAAGGTGCTGGGCCTGCCCTCGATTACCGTGGCCAGCCTGCCCGCTGAAGTGCAGCAGGCAGCCGCCGCCGTCGTGGGCGCTGCCCAAGCCGCTGCAGAAATGTCCGGCCTGCAGGCGGAGACAATCCAGCGCGCCATGGCCGCCGTCATCACCGGCCAGGTGCCCAGCCTGCGCACCGTGCTGACGGATATCACCCGCGTGGCGGCAAAGCACGACATCATCAGCCAGGACGTGCTGGCGGCCATCAAACTGGTGGGCACCTCGCTGGGCGGCATTCAGGCCGTCGCGCGCTCTGCAGAAATCCAGATGCGCCAGGCGGGCGTGGAAGCCAGCGCGGTGACCGGGCGCGTAGAGGGCGCGGCGCAAGCTGGCACGGGCAGCGTGGTGACCGACGCCAGCCTGGGCAACGTGGTGCGCGCCGGGCTGGGCATCGTATTCGCATCAAACGAAACAGCGCGCCAGCTGGGCGCCATTGCCGCGAAAATCAAGCCATGACGACCTACATCACGCGCCAGGGCGACACCCTTGATCAAATCTGCCATGTCCACTACGGCACCGAACGCGGCGGAACAACAGAGCTGGTGCTGGAAACCAACCGGGGGCTGGCCGAATACGGCTCCGTCCTGCCGTCCGGCCTGCGCATTGAACTGCCCGCCGTGTCCCTGCCAGCGCAGAGCGAGAAGATGATTTCGCTCTGGGATTGAGCGCTATAATTGCGCCTGCGCTCCGGGTGGAAGACTCGGGCCATTTTGGCGGCCAATCGAGGGCTTCATGCTCCGTGTCGCCCTTTTTTAGATAACCGCTTCCGTAGCGCGCCATGCGCAGATGCTCGACAATCTGGCAATGAAACCAGCCTACAAAATCACGGTCAACGGAAGCGACATCACCGCGCTGGTCGCCGACCGGCTTGTTTCCCTCACCATCACTGATCAGGCCGGGGTCAATTCCGACCGCGTGGAAGTCGTGCTCGATGACCGCGACGAGCGCCTGAGCATACCGCCTGCACGCGCCACCATGGACGTGGAGATTGGCTACGCCGGGCAGCTGGTACCCAAGGGCAGCTTCACCATTGAGGATATCGAGGTGTCCGGCCCGTTGCGCACCATGACGCTGCGGGGCACGGCTATCGGTGCCAGCAAGGGCGCTGGCGCATCCCGCGAAAAGAGCTGGCACGACACCACGCTGGGCGACATTGCCAAGAGCATTGCCAGCAGGCACGGCTGGGCAGCTGCCATCAATGCCGAACTGGCGGCCGTCAAAATCGACCACGCCGATCAGCACGAAAACGACCTGCAGTTCCTGAGCCGTTTGGCGGCGGAAAACGGCGCGGTGGCCAAGGTATCCGCCAAGCGCCTCGTGGTGGCCGCCCACGGCGAAGGCAAACGGGTCAGCGGCAAACCCATGCCGTCCATCACCATCACGGCAAAAGACGTGGCCGACTGGTCGATGACGCTTGCGGCGCGTGGCGATTACACGGGCGTCAAGGCGCATCACCATGACCCCGTGACAGGCCAGCGGGGCACGGAAATCGAGGGCGAGGACGGCGTGAATGCCCACTCCCTGCCCCACGCTTTTGCATCCGTTGACGCGGCGAAGTCTGCAGCAAAAGCCCGCATGCAGTCACTGAAGCGCGGGAAAAGCTCACTGCAAATCAGCACCATGCCGGGCAACCCAGCGCTTACCGCCGAGAGTTTGGCCCAGCTCACAGGCTTTCGGGCCGGTGTTGACGGCACTTGGCTGGTCAATGTTGTAACGCATAAGCTAACAGATTCCGGCTACACTTGTAACATTCAATGTGAGACACCCGGTACCAGCAAGGGTTCGGGTACAGCATGACCAATAATGCCGCCGAGGGTTTAGGAGTGACGCCTGATGATTTCAACCGCGTAGAGGCGAAAGTTGACCAGTGCCTGGAGGCGATTGGCCGCCTGATCCTGCTTGATGAGCGCCAGAATGTGCAGGGCCAGCGTATCAGAGATATCGAGCAGCGCGCATCCGCACTTGAGGCCAGTCTGCTGACGATGGAACGTGAATTCGTCAAGGAAATGGCAGGCGTGAAGCAGGAGGCCGCCAAAGAACTGGCCAAGACACAGCAGAAGCTGGACCAGTGGATCAACTACGGAATTGGCGCCTGGTTTATCGCCACGGGCGCCTTCACAGTGTGGAGGTCTTTTCACGGATGAGCAATTTTGAAGGCTTTATCGAGCGCGTACTGAGCCACGAGGGTGGCTATGTGAACGACGCCCGTGACCCCGGCGGCGAAACCAAGTTCGGGATTTGCAAGCGCAGTTACCCCAGCGTGGATATCAAGGGCTTGACCCGCGACGCCGCGATTTCGATCTACCGCGCCGACTTCTGGGAGCGCGTCAAGGGCGACGAGCTGCCCCGCGCTTTTGCGTTTCAAGCGCTGGACGCCGCCGTCAACCACGGCATCGGCAATGCTGTTCGCTGGCTGCAGCGCGCCGCTGGCGTGGCAGACGACGGCAACATCGGCCCGGCTACCTTGGCCGCCATATCCCGGCAGGAGCCCGCCGACCTCGTGCTGGCCTTCAATGCAGAGCGGCTGGAGTTCTACGCCAAGCTGGCGGCGTTCGACGCGTTTGGGCGCGGCTGGGTGCGGCGTGTGGCGGGTAATCTGCGGTACGCCGCGCAAGACAACTGAGTATGAGTACCGACAATCCGAACGCCGCTGATGTCAACGCCAGCATGCAGGCCGAAGCCGCCAGCGAGCACTGGCCTACGTACAGCTGGCGGCCTGCCATCGGGTTTGCCGTCGCAATTGCGGTGCTGATGTCCGTGCTGACAGTGTTTCTGGCCTACGGCGCGGCCATCGTGCTGGGAAAATCTGACGGTCTGCAGTATCTGCCGGGCATTCTGGCGGCAATTGCTGGCATAATCGGAGTTGTCTCCCCGATTTTAGGTATCGCGTCATGGTTCAGAGGCCGAATGCAGGCCGACCCAGGCATCCCCACCGACAATCGCGGCTAGTTTCCTGTGTGCTCCTTGAGGGTTTCCCGGCTTCGGCCGGGTTTTTTTTGCCTCAATGCGTTTACCGCGTAAATTTCAGTATATAATTTACCCATCGTAAACAAATTACTTAGTTATCATGGAAAACTTTTCCGACCAATCCCTCAACATTGCCCACATCATCCTTGCCTACGGCCAGATGAGCCATGATGAGGCCCGCCGCCTCGCCGCCTGCTGGAACGCCTGCAAAGGCATCAGCACCGAAGCCATTGATGAGGACGGCTGCGTCAGCAAGCTGCGCGAAGACCGTGACGGGCTGCTGAAGCAGCAAGCCGACCTGGTTGCGGCGCTGCGAGACGTGATGAGCTGGGTCGCGCCAAACAGCAACTGGCACACCGACGAGCCCAAAAAGGCTCTGGAGCGTGCCCGCGCTGTAATCGCCAAAGCCACCGGCAAAAATCAAAGCTGATGCACGACGCACGCAGCCTGGAGGACATTTTGCAGCGCCGCGTACGCGTGTATCAGTTCGCCACGCCGATGATGCGTGAGCGCTTCGGGCACCTGCTTGCCAGCCGGGACGAGTGACCATGACCACTCAAGACAGCACCGGCGCAGCCACCGTGGATGGCACATATCACTGGCGGCCCGTCAGCCCCAGCACACCACGCGGCAAGAAGCTGCAGCTCATCAACCTGGCCGATGGCGTCGCACATTACGGACAGTATCAGCCCGGCTCCGCTTGGACGCATTGGGCTCCGCTTCCGACTTTTCCGGCTGAAGAATAGCCGCCAGCGCCTTTTCCCACTTTGCCATTGCCGCCACCTTGATGGCGGCATTTTCGCCTTTGTCGTAATGATCCGCCTCGACCTTTGGCCCCCAAGCGTGGTTCATGATTCGGGCGCATTCTTCAGCGTTCAGCCCCACGTTGCCAGCCAGCGAGCGCCACGTCCTGCGCAGGTCGCGTGGCGTGAATTGCGGGATGCCCAGCTGCCTGCTGCAGCGCCGCCCAATCCAGATCAGGCTCCGTGATTGATACGGTTCGTGCGGGTATTTCATGCCGGGCACATACAGGCCGTGGCGGCTGGGCTCCATAGCGTCAAGGATGACGCGGGCCTGCACTGGCACGGGGATGCTGTGCGGGCGGTTCTCGATTTTCGTTTCCTCCCAGCGAAGCCATGCCCCGTCGTATTGCCCCGCCCGCAGATACAGAATTTCCTCGACACGCTGGCCGGTGGCCATCATCACGCGAAGCGCATTGCAGGCACGCTGGTCGGTACGCCCGCCCTCGCTGGCCAGCCAGCTCCAGACCCGCCGGAATTCCTCCCGGCTGAGATGGCGCGTTCCGCCGCGCTGGGCGACGGTGTGGGCTGGCACGCGGGCCGCCGGGTTATCGGTGATGCCCCAGCGGTGGGGCTGGTCAATCGTGTAGTCATGCTCCCGGCGAAGCGCCCATGTGTAGGCGGCCGACAGCCACGCCCTGCTTTGCTTTGCCGCCACGGGTGCCCGAGGGTGTTTGGGGCGCAGCCACGCCGCGATGTCGGACGGGGTGATATCGCGGGCTGGCCGATACCCGCCGATCACCTTGCAGGCCGAATCAGGGGCCACAATGAGGCACCGCCGCACCTCCGGGCCGCTTCGGCGCTTGGCGTTTTCAAGGCTTGAGGCGTAGCCCTCGCACACGTCCAGCAGCGTGCCCAGCGCCTGGATTTCCTGCCGAGCCTTGTCCCGCCTTGCCCGCACGTTTTCGCCGTCCCGGATGGCCGGTGAAAGCGCTGCAAACGCCTTGCGGGCGGCGGCCAGCGTCATCATCGGGTACGTGCCCAGCTTGGCGGTGCGGCGCGTGTTGCCCACGATCTGGCGGGCGTAGAACTCGACAAGCGGGCCATTGGGCATGGGCCTCGTGACCACCAGCAGCCTGCCGTCGCCACGCAAGCCGGGGTCTGTCAGGGTTTTCGTTTTCCCGGTGGCCTTCACGTCGCGCCGGGCCTTGAGCAAATCCGCGTCTGTCAGCACTGCTATCACCATGAGCACGCGGCCAGCGAACTGCTGGCAGTTGTGCCATCACTAGCGCCGACGCATTGCCCCGTAAAGCCTCGCGCGTGCTAGCTGTTATCAGTGCGTAAATCGCTTTGCGTTTCAGGCGCTTGTGGCGCAAATGGCTAGACAGTTCTGCACAGCGGTTTTACCGCCCTGACTGATCGGCGATGAGGTATGACTTGTGCCGTCAGGCATTGAAAACGCTATGAAAAATTCCGGCGTGGCCGCTACTGCTGGCAGTTGTGCTATCACAAGGCGGCCTGGCGGGGGAAATCCAGGCCCACCCCGTTAGAACGCCGTCATGAGGGCGAGTGCAAAGCCCGCCAGCGTTCTGATCTTCGGCGGCAGATTGTCGTTGTCCGGCGAGAGCCTGCGCAGCTCCATCAGCCAGATCAAAGCGTTCTGCGCAAACTTCGGGCACTTCTCACCGCGCCGCCAGTTGCGCCACGTCTGCCTGGTGACGCCTATTGCCTGCGCCATTTTCCCGTCAGACAGTCCAAGGCGGGTCTGGATACCGATGATCTCGTCAGTCGTCATGGCCTCTCTCGTTACCTGTTTTGTCATTTCCGACGCACACCGTTTACGCGGGCGGTATTACAGCGGCAATGCGTAAATTAATGGCCGGTGAACTACGTATCGGGAACGCGCACGCTGTCACATTGACAGGCCGGACGAATCAATTGGGCATGAAAAAAGCCCCAGATTGGGGCTTTGCTTGATAAATACCAATCAGGGCGGGTTAGAACGGTATGTCGTCGTCGATAATATTTGACGCCGCAGGCCGTGGCGCTGGCGCTGCAGGGCGGTCGCTTTTCCCGCCTGCCAGCTCAATGCTGGACACGCGCCCGGCCAGCTTGTGACCGGGGCCGTTGCGCCCCTGGAATTCCTCGATGTGGGGGTCATCAATCGTGACCGCCACCAGCGTGCCCTTGAGCAGGTACGGCTGCAGAGCCGTCGCCAGCTTGCCCCACAGGGCGCCATCAACCCACTGCGTAGGCCGGTTGCCGTCCTCGCCCTTGCGGCCCCAGTGGAACGCCAGCGAGAGGCTGGCCACCGATTCACCGCCGGAGGTGGTGCGAATTTCTGCGTCACGACCCAGGCGGGCCAGTCCAATCATTTGCATGGTAATTTCCTTGATTAAAAAACTTCGCCGGGCACGTCGGCTGGCGCTGCGGGTGGAGTGATCGTTTCCGGCGCTGGCGCCGGTGCTGGGGCTGGGGCTGGGGCGACGCTCACCGGCGGCGGTGCGACCTTGGCGGCCTCGTTCAGCGCGGCAAATGCGCCGCTGTCGGCTTCGGGTGCCCGTGCATTATCGTAGGCCGTCGCGCTGGCTGCGCACTGGTCGCGAAAGCCGCTGCCCAGCGCTTTGCGGATGGCAGGGGTTTGGGCGTTCCATGCCGCCTTGAACGCTTCCAGCCCCTGCTCGCAGGTATTCAGCAGCGTGCCGCGTGCGTGCTCGATAGCCGGGTCAACCTGCACGGCGCCGTCAACCCACGCCCGCAATGCTGCGCCGTCAGCGGCGGTGAGGTAGCCCTGGCCGCGCCCCATGATGGCCTGCAGGTCTGACGGGCACTTCAGCACGTCCTGCACGCTGCCCTGGTGGTGCATCATCAGCGAGACGGTGGCCTCGAAGCTGAAGTTCTTTTCCTGGATTGGCTGAATGCCGAGCGGGCGCGGGTTTTTCGGGTCGCTGAAGTCCACTTTTTCGCGGGCACGGGTGCAAGCAATGATGTGTGCCGGGCACTGGAGCATAAACGTCATGAAGCGCTTGTGCTCGGCCTTGGCGCGTTTCCAGTCGGGGAACCGCGTCTGGTTGGCTATCCACTCGCACCCGCCTTCGCTTTCCCACTCATGCGTCACGCTGTCGATGACGATGACTTCGGCACCGGCCTTGCACGCGGCGTCGATGGCTTCGATGTAGCGTGCTGGCGAGAACGGTGCAAAAAAGTCCAGCGTCAGGAACCGGGCTTTGCCGGGCAGGATGTCGGCATTCAGCGACATGCGCCGGTTCTCGGTGTCGATGCCGACAATCTTGCGGGCGTCGCCACCAGCCAGCCCGTAGGCCAGCTGCAGCGCGGTGTATGTCTTGCCACTGCCGGACACGCCCGACAGTTGGATCAGCAGGCGCGCGCCCTGGCGCTCTGCGGTTTTGATCTCGAACGTCATTCGTGGGCCTCGCCGGATGCCTCGGGTTCTGCACCAGCGTCCTGCACTTCGACGCCCGCCTTGGTCAGCTCGATGAGGTCTTCGCTGTTGGCCACGCGGATTGGGTCGATAAAGGTCGCGTAGTGGCGCACGGCCTGCGCAGTGCTGGCGGCGCGGATGAGGTGATTTTCGACGCGGTAGATGCGTCGTGGGGTCGTTGCCATAGGGTTCTCCTGTGTTGGCGGGTTGATAATTAAGCGGCTTCGGAAAGCGTCTTGGCTGCCCATGCGGGCAAGTCCAAATCCTGCACGGTCGTGGCGTAGCCGGGCCACTGGCCGGTGCGCAGGCATTCGGCAAACAGCGCCAGCAGCGGGCGGTAACGGCGGCGGCCGTATTCCACAAAGTCAGACGGCGCGCTGTAGTAGGCCGTGGCGTAGGGCGCATCACGCTCCTGAGACAGCCACGCGAACACTGGCGGCTGGTCGGTGCCAAAGTGCTGCTGAAAGCCGTCAGAGTAGAACGCGGCCTGGAAATACATTTCCGAGTTCCACGCGTTTTTCGCGAACTCGACGGGGCTGCTATCGGCATTGCTCTTGCCGTCCACAATCAGGCCATGCGGGAACATGGAACATGGCGGGACGGCGTAGTCCGGGCGGATGCGGCACGGCGCGCCGGTCTGACGGTCAACCCAAAAAATCGACTGCTCGGCCATGCCGCCCGGCAGGTTGAAAATCACCTGCGTGACCGGGTGATCATGCGCGGCCTTGGACATTGCCTTGATGCTGGCCATGTCGTCGGCATTGAACAGCGTCTTGCCGACCAGCTCACGGGCGTGCTGCAGCACCTGCGCCAGCTTGGTCTCTTCCACGCCGGTTTTGCCCTGCGCCTCCAGTTCGGCCAGCAGCTCTTTGCCCGCCTTGCTGGCTTTGCTGAGACCGTCGGGGATAGCGACGTGCTGGGCCTCGAACGCTGGCAAGTCGCCCAGCGCAATGTCCAGCAGCTTGCCGACGGTTGTCGTTCCGTTAAAGCCATCTGGCTTCACACCATAGAGGCCGTCGAACAGGTCAGGCTCCCAGATACCGGTGTGCCAGGCCGTGCCGATTTGCATCAGCCGTGTCGGCTCTTTGCGCTCGCGCTCTGGGTTCAGCGCGCTGGCCGTCCAGAAGTGCAGCGGGCTGCGGGCCAGCAGCTTGAAGCCGCTGCTGCCAATGTGCGGCTGGTCGTGGTAGTCAGCATTCGGCATGTCAGCCGAGATGCCAGTCAAGTAAGGTTGCATATTTCATCCTGCGAAGTATTTACAGCGTAAATTATATACCGCTTTTACAGCCGGTAATTCTTTTTTACGCATTGAAATTGTATTGCAAGTCGTGTAATAATTACAAGGTAACAACCAATTACGCACCATCATGCTACTTAAAGACTATCGAAAGCTGGCGCGCCTGACGCGCCAACAAACTGGCGACGCGCTGGGCGTCACCGGCATCACCATCTGGCGCTGGGAAACCGGCCGGGCCATGCCGGGCACGGAAACGCTGCTCAAGATCAAGGAGTGGTCCAAGGGCGCGGTAACCGCCGATGACGTGCTGGCTGTGCGGGAAACGGCGGTGGTGCAATGAGCGAGCACAACGTCGTCAGCGTGAGCGGCGGTAAAGACAGCACGGCGCTGCTGCTGCTGGCTATCGAACGCCAGCCGGACAACCTGCAGGCAGTGTTTGCTGATACCGGCCATGAGCACCCGCAGACGTATGAGTACGTCCAGTACATCAACGACAAAGTTTTTCCGATTCGCACAGTGAAGGCCGATTTCAGCGCCGACATTGAGCGCAAGCGCTTTTTTGTCGCCACCAAGTGGCGCGAGCAGGGGGTGCCTGAAGCGGTAGTGCTTCGCGCCATTGCGGCCCTTCAGCCAACAGGCAATCCGTTCCTGGACTTGTGCATCTGGAAAGGACGATTCCCAAGCACAAGAGCCCGGTTCTGTAGCGAAGAGCTGAAGCGCAATCCCATCATCGAACAGGTGCAGTTCCCGCTGATTGACGCGGGCGATGATGTGGTTAGCTGGCAGGGCGTGCGGGCCGATGAAAGTTTGGCCCGCCGTCACCTGGCGGAGATGGAATCGAAAGCCACTTGGCCCAACGGTGCCACGCTGTGGAACTACCGTCCGATCCTGAAGTGGACTGCCGAGGAGTGCTTCGCCATGCACAAGAAGCACGGCATCAAGCACAACCCGCTCTATGAGCAGGGCATGGGCCGCGTGGGGTGCATGCCCTGCATCCATGCGCGCAAGGACGAACTTCTGGCAATATCCCAGCGCTTCCCGCAAGAAATTGAGCGGGTTGCAGAGTGGGAGCGTGCAGTGTCCCAGGCCGCGAAGCGGTCAATGTCCACGTTTTTTGCTGCCACCGAGCTTGGCGGCGATGACTTAGACACTGTCAACTTAAGAGAACACGGAATATGGGCCAAAGTTGAGTGGTCAAAGACCAGCCGTGGCAAGTCAAATTACGACCTTTGGCGAACGGATCAGGTTGAGCCAGGCGCGTTGTGCAGTTCAATCTACGGGCTCTGCGAGTGAGCCGAAAAATCATGATCAATTACGACCTCTACATCAGCGGCCCCATGACGGGCCTGCCCGAAAACAACTACCCCGCTTTCGCCGCCGCAGCCGCCCAGCTTCGCGCTGCTGGCTTCACGGTCTGGAGCCCGCACGAAAACGGCCTGCCAGCGGATGCATCCTGGAATGCCCACATGCGGGCAGATATCGCGGGGCTCATGCAATGCCGCGCCGTGGCGCTGCTGCCAGACTGGAAAGACAGCAAGGGCGCACAGTTGGAAGTCAGCACGGCACGCGGCATTGGGATGCGCTGCTATGACCTCAGCCTGAGCCTGACTTTTGACCCTTCCCGGCTGCGCTACTGGCTTGGCGAGGTGGCAGCATGACCACAACCCTTCGCCCATACCAAACCGCCGTGGTGCGGGAAACCAGCAGCCACTACCAGCAGGGAATTCTTGGCGTGCTGCTGCAGATGGCCACCGGTGCCGGGAAGACCCGGACGGCGGCCTACATCGTGGAAAAGTACACATCGACTGGCCGACAGGTGCTGTGGCTGGTTCACCGCGAAGAGCTGCTCATGCAGGCCGCGCTGGTGTTTGCAGAACAAGGCATCCGCCATTGCCTCGTGTGCTCCACGTCAAGCGAGCGCGCCATCAAAGCGCAGGAGTTCCGGGAGTTCGGACGCTCCTACATTGAGCACGGCGCGAAGGTGGTCATCGCGTCCATTCAGACCATCGTGCGCCGCCTGGATATGGCAGACTGGCTGCAGCCGTCCCAGATCGTGGCGGATGAGTGCCACCTGTCGCTGGCCGTGAGCTGGCGCAAAGTGCTGGGCCACTGGCCAAGGGCGCGACTGCTGGGGCTGACGGCGACGCCGACACGGCTTGACCGGCAGAGCTTTTCCCGCGCTGACGGCGGCCTCTATGACGTGATGGTGCAAGGCCCGACCGTGGCCGAACTCATCGACTGGGGCAACCTTGCGCAATACGACGCCTACCGCCCCAATGTGCAGCTGCTGGAGGGCGTGGCCGACCTGTCCAAGATCAAGGGCGGTGACTATGACGCCCACGAGCTGGAGAAGGAACTAGATGCGCCGCGCATCTATGGCGACGTGGTGGCGCATTACCGGGAGCACAGCCATGGCAAGCCCGCCATTGCGTTCTGCCCGACGGTAGCCAGCGCGGAAAAGTTCGCCGAAGCGTTCCGCGCCGCTGGCTACCGGGCTATCGCACTGGACGGCCAGACCGACGACGCGGTGCGGCGCCAGTCGCTGCTGAAGCTGGGCACCGGCGAGATCGACGTGGTGACCAGCGTCAGCATTCTGGTCGAGGGCACCGACGTGCCGTTTGCCACCACGGCTATTTTGCTGCGCAAGACCCAATCGCTGGCGCTGTATCTGCAGGCCGTGGGCCGCGTGCTGAGGCCGCACCCGGACAAGCCCAAGGCCATCATCCTCGACTGTGTGGGCGTCATCGGCATGCACGGCCTGCCACACTGGGACCGTGAATGGTCGCTCGCGCCGCAAGACAAAAAGCGCAAGCGCGCCGCCAACGACAACCTGCCCGAGGTGCCGGTGACCGTGTGCCCGATGTGCCACCGCTACCACGAGCCCGCGCCCGTCTGCCCTCACTGCGAGCACGTCTATCCCGTCAAGGCCCGGCGCGAAATGGAGCAGGTCGATGGCAGCCTGGTGAAGGTGACCGCCGAGGATGAGGAGATCATGCGCCGTCAGCGCCGGATCATGCAGGGGCAGGCGAAGTCGGTGGCTGATCTGGTGGCCCAAGGCGTGAGCCGTGGGCGCGCCATGAAAATCGTAGCGGCTCGGGAAGCCAAGCAAGCGCTGGTCGAGGCTGTGATGGCCGGGCTTGATGCGGAGCGCGCCAGGACTGGCAGGAACTGCTTTGACGCGTTCGGCGTAACGCTGGCCCAGATCAGGGTCATGAAGCCTGCAGAACTGAAATCGCTACGGGACCGCATGATTATGCCGATGCGGGTTGCTGCTTAAAATTTAAGAAAATCATGGAAAAATTTACACTTCACCACGGCGATTGCTTGGCCGTTCTGCGCACGCTGGCAGATAACAGCGTCGATTCAATCGTGACCGACCCGCCCTACGGCCTGTCATTCATGGGCAAAAAATGGGATTACGACGTTCCAGGCACGGATGTGTGGGCAGAATGCCTGCGCGTGCTGAAGCCCGGCGGGCACCTGCTGGCGTTTGCTGGCACCCGCACGCAGCACCGCATGGCCGTGCGTATCGAAGACGCCGGGTTTGAGATTCGGGATCTCATAATGTGGTGTTACGGCCAAGGATTTCCTAAAAGTTCGGACGTTTCAAAGCAAATAGACCAGCAGGAAAAGCATAGTTGGATTAAAATAAGCAAGGCAATTGATAGCGCAAACCCTTCTGAAATAACCAAACTATGGATCAACTCAAAAAATGCGAATGCTGCGGGTCTGACATTCCGAAAGAGCCAAACAGAAGCTGGACACAGTACGCAAAAAAGCGTTTTTGCTCACGGGAATGTTCTGCTGCAAGTCAGTCACAAAAACTGCGATGCGCTTGCAGTCATTGCGGAACTGAATTTGACCGAAGCCCATCCCACAAACGCGGGAGCTTGCAGTTCTGCACAATCGAATGCCGCAAACAGTATCACGGCATTGAAAAGCCGTGCGATCACTGCGGAAAAATCACAAGAAAACCACAAAGCAACGTGGTGCATGGTGGATTTTTCTGCTCTACATCCTGCATGGGGTTGGCAAGGCGTAAACAAGGCGGACAAACTCAAGGCCGTCGAAGCCCTGAAGACTTGGCTTGGAAGCAAGCCGTCCTCAAGGCGGGAAGCTACAAATGCGCTATGTGCGGCACTGACAGACGACTTGAAGCTCATCACGTTAAGCCAATCAAAGACTTTCCTGAGCTTCGACACGACACGTCAAACGGCATGTGCGTCTGCCATCAGTGTCACTATTACGGAATCCACGGCGGAAGGCCTAATTTCATTCACGGCAGATACTCTAAGAAGCAAGGCGATTGACAAGGCGGCGGGCGCAGAGCGTGAGGTAACGCGAGAAGGACAGACCAAGGCGCCGGAGGACGCTGGAAAGTTCGACAGCGCAGCCAGCACATCACGCGAGCGCCGCGATACACCCGCCACCGATGCCGCCGCCCAATGGCAAGGCTGGGGCACCGCGCTGAAGCCCGCGCTTGAACCCATCACCGTGGCGCGCAAGCCGTTGCAGGGCACGGTGGCCAGCAACGTGCTGGCGTGGGGCACAGGCGGGCTGAACATTGACGGTTGCCGGATTTCTGGAGAGCCTTGGAAAGCGCACAGCGCAACCGGCCTTGGTTCCGTCAA